GATTCTCCGGCCAGGGCTGGGCCGGCTCAACTCGGTAGCCCTTCTGAATCCACGTCCGGCGCGGGATATGCGGGCAGGCCGGCGCCGTGACGGGTGGATCCGAATACCTACAGGCCGCGACGTGGGCAGCGCGCCGGTAGGTCCCGTAGATCGTGGTGGACTCGACGGGATGGCCGCTCAAGGTGATCTGGAAGCTCACGGCTGGACCTCCCCGGTAGCTCTGGCGATGGCGGCGCGGGCCGCAGTTTCGGCGGCATTGGCGGCTTTCGTGTTGTCGTCCTCGCCCCAATGCTTATGGACGAAGGCGCACTCTTTGAGGACCGCTTGCAAAGCCGCAAGAAGATCGGGGCTCGCGGCTATGAGGCGGGCGTTGGCCATGGCCGAACCCTGGAAGTCATGGACGCTGATGTTGTTGGCTATCCAATGCCCGTCAGCGGCTTGCACGGATGCGGGGTGAGAAACCCAGGACCCGCGCTTGCTGAATTTATATGGCTCGACTTTCCACGGCCCCTTCGTGTGCTGCGCGTTCTTGGTTTTCATGTTCTACTCCTGCCCCATAAAAAAGGGGCGCACCATTTCCCGGCTCTCCCAAGCTAGGTTGGATGATGCGCCCGAAGTCGGATTCGTCGTCGGGTTTCTTCCGGCTGCTTGGGAGAGCATGGTTAGATTGTAACAGATGAGTGACGGCCTGTCAAGTGCTATTTTCCCGGAAATGCCCGCTATTTTCATACCCCCCTTTCGAGACAATTCCTCGACGGCCTCAGACGGTGGAAACGTGATAGAACGCATTTCCTCGTCGAGAATCAAGGGGCATAGCTATGGCTGCTTCGCTCCTGGGTCAACGTCGAACCGTTTTTATCGACGAGAAACGCGAGGGGATTGACATTAAGGAAGAATGGGTGTATGATTTCTATGTCACTTGGCAAAGCGACAAGAAGAAATGAAAAGCCACCTTCGCCTCACCCCGGACTTGTCGCGTGTCTCTGCCAAGTGGCGCCTGCCGAGATCCCGGGGTGGGGCCTATTTTATAGGAGGACTCCATGATCGACATGAACGGTGAACGGATACACAGAGCACAGCATACTGAGTGTTTCTATTTCTGGCCGCCGGACAAGCCCCACATGGACAGCCACTTCGGCTACTGCCGGCTCACAAGTCATTATCTTGAAGATCACATTCCGACAAAGAATGAGAAATCTTTAGGGCTCGATCATGGGCCCAGGGATGCGAGTCCGTGCTCGATGTTCTTCCCGGAAAAGAAAGCCAGGGAAATGGTGGAGAGGGCTCGGCTCGGGCTGCAGAGCATCGAGGTTATAATGTCGGGAATCCCGACATCGCCGCGGCGCCGGATATTTTAAGGAGAGACATATGAGCATGACTGACATCAACATCGACCGAGGCTACCCCGCGCACCGAAAGACCAAGAGGCTCTTGGGGCTCTGCGGCCCAGAGGCGGATATCTACCCGATCAGGCTATGGTGCTACTGTGCCCTATACCACGCCGCGGACGGGAAAATGGTGGACTACTCGCCAGCCGAGGTTGAGGCTGCGGTCGGGTGGAGAGGGGAAACTGGCGTTCTCCTGGCAGGACTCCTGAAGGTTGGGTTCTTGGAGTCTTTGAATTCGGGGCAGACTGGGTACGCTTGCCATGATTGGATAGAGTACGAAAGCCATATTTCAAAGTTCGCGGCCAAGGGAAAGGCTATGAATGACGCCAAATATGGTAGGACTTCATCTCCTGTAAGGACTACTAACAGTACTCCTGACAGGACTACTGCAAGGAATCCCCTACCTAACCTACCTATACTACCTACCGAAGGGGTCCCTTCGATTGGAGTAGAGTCTGAAACGAAAACAAAAACACCCCCCACGCAAAGTATTATAATAGGGCCAGTCAAGCCTGCCACAGCAGGCGCCAATCGGTTCGGAGATCGTATGCCGGAAGGCTGGCCTGAGCAGTTAGGCACCTGCATTTGGAGGGGACCGCTACTCATTATCGATCCCAAACAGGTGCTGCCACGATTCGACTTGTGGTCAGATGCCAAGCATACTCCCGAGCAATCACCTGTCCCGGTTCCGCCATCTGGAAGAAAGTGGGAATGGAGTTCCTCCACCATGTGTTGGTTGTCCTCTATGCTACACGATAACCGGGATTGGGTGTGCGGTATACCGAAGAAAGAGTGGGAGATATTGCAGGCGCGCGGGATATTCGAAAGGCAACGCGAGCTCCAGCAGGAATATGATGCCGAGGATAATTTGGAAGTTGCTCGGCAGTTGTGGTACAGAGAGGACGACCGCCGCACCAAGATCCGCGAGGACGCCAACGGGACCACCAAGCGCAACCAGGACGCCATGGACGCAGCGGAGAAAGAGAGATGGGCGAAACTCAAGGCCGACGACGAGGCACGACGAGCCGACATACAGAAGGCAGCACACAAGACCGCGCCTTCAAGGCCAGTCGCTCATGGCAAAGCAAAGCCGGACAGCCATAGGAAGTTCTTCAAGTGAAAGACCTGGCCGCCAATCAGAGCGAGTCAAAGTTCCGCGAGCAATGCCGTGACGAGCTCATTCCCGGTTGCCCGCACTGCCTATACAAGCTGCCACCGTTTGGGAAGTGGGTCCGGGCGCCGGCTCCTCCAGAGGCTCGGCACCGAAGTCATGCGTAAGCGCGACCCGGACTACTGGGTGAAGGCGTGGATAATCAAGGCCGAAGAAGCGCGCAAAGCTGGCTTCAACGTGTGCGTGGCGGACTGCCGGTTCAGGAACGAAGCCGAAGTCATACTGGCGAACGGAGGCGAACTGGTGTTTTGCGATTATCACTCAAACCGTTACGACGCCGGGCAGGCACATGAGTCCGAACACCTGGCACAGCGCATGCTAGCGCTGGGGCTCAAGGACGGCGACGCGGTCATGGCGGGCCTGCTGTGAGCGTCCGCGTCGCCCGCTTCGAACAGCTCGCCGGAATAATCGGTCCGCGCCTCACCGAGTGCGTGTGCGCCCTGCTCCACGGCAAGCGCATCACCATCGGCAAGAAGGAGTGCTGCGCCCGCGCGGAGTACGCCAAGCGCCGCAGGCAGTACGACCGCATGAAGGCCAAGCAGGCGGCTACGGCCCTGGGCTGCACCGTGCGGTACTACCTGGCGCTCAAGGCGTCGGCGAGGCTGCTGGACGTGCGCAACGACCCATAGGGCGGCCTGCCGGGCCAAGTGCCAGGTGTGCGGCAAGCGCATCCTCGAAGGTGAGTCCGCGGTGCTCGCCCGAGGCTACATGTCTGAGGGGCAGGCCCACCTGGACTGCCTCAAGCGGGCCGCCATCCGCGCGGCCATGGACGCCAAGCCGGAAGTGGAGGTCATATAACATGTACACCGTGACGAACTACCGGAGCCGCACCGCTGGTACGCCGAAGCCGTGGTCAAGGACGGCATCGTAGTCTCGGTCAAGTAGCTCGGCCAGTACGGGCCCACGCTCGCGCCAGGTGGGCCCTCCCTCTGCCTGGGGGGTGTTGCCCCACCTGGCGGCGTGGCGCGCGCCATATCGCATCGTCGTGCGGAATGGGCGGTATTTAGAGCGTCATGTTATCTTGTACCAAATTCAACAACTAGACGATTCAGGCTGATTCATGTACACTACCCGTACCAATGGGCGCCGCGGGCTTCAGACCGTGCCGGGTCCTACCAAGAGCGACTTCGTCGCTGATGCCATATGGCAACGAGGGTCATGTTCGGTCTGAAGCGCGCGGCGTTCTGCTGTGACAGTCATGGCACAGGGACCGAACAAGCGCCGCAACAAACTCCAGCCGTTATGGACGATACATAAAAAGGCTTCCTTCCTCAAAGCCTTCAAGAAACTCGGCGGCGTTTACATCGCCTGCAACGCCGTCAGCATCAACCCGTCCACGGTTCAAACCTGGCGCGAACAGGACCCGGCCTTCGCGGCCGAGTACCTGGCGGCAAAGGAAGCGGACACCGAAGAGCTTGAGAAGCGCGCCCGCTTCCGCGCCATGAAGCGCAGTGACATCCTCATGATGTTCCTGCTCAACGGCCGGCGGCCGGAGATGTACAGGCAGAACGCCAAGGTGACGCACGCCGGCGGCATCACGGTGCGCGACCTCCTGGTCGACGACGACCCGCCGGCCAAGGGCGCCAAGTGAACGAGCTCACCCCCATCGTGGTGCCGGCGCCCGGCTTCGCCTGCCAGTGCGGCGCCTCCCATTCCCTGATACGCCGGCCGCCCTATCCCTTCGACCTGTGCCCCAACTGCGGCACGGCCCTGCACCGTGAGCCGTATGTGAACGTCCTCGGGAGCGGACTGCAATAATGCCCTGGCAACCCTGCAACACCGAGGCGGCCAAGGGCGTCCAACTCAAGGGCGCCGTGCTGCGGGACAGGATAGGCGAGAAGCCCGAGTGGGCCATGAAGCGCATCCTGGCCCAGAAGCCCTGGGACAAGCAGGTTGAGATAGCTAAGGCGGTCTTCCTCCACCCGCGCGTCGAAGTGTCCGGCTGCGTGAGCTCGACCAAGACCTATTGCGCGGCGATGGTCGCCTTGCTCTGGCTCATGCGCTGGGGCCGCGGCTCCCGCGTGTTCAGCATCGCCCCTTCCTTCCGGCAGGTGGACACGAACCTCTGGGGATACCTCCCCCGCCTGGTGGCGGCCGCCGAGCGCAACGGGACGCCGCTCGGGTGCCGTGTGTTCAAGGAGCCGCGCATCGAGTTCGGCGACGACTGGTACTACGAGGGGTTCAGCACCGACAAGCCCGGCAACGTCCACGGCATCCACGGCGACCATGACCTGCTCATCGTCGACGACTGGCAGGGCGTGGACAAGGCGCTCATGGAGGAGCTGGACAACATGACGGCCGGCGGCGCCTGCCACTTCCTGTGCCTCCATAACAGGGTGGTGCTGTCCGGGCCTTCCTACGACTGCGCACACAAGGACGCCGCACTCTGGCACCACATCAGCATCAGCTTCTGGGACATGCCGAACAGCGACCCCAAGAGGGCCGACGAGCACATCCCCGGCGCCCTGTGCCTGCAGACCGTGGACTTCTGGAAGCGCAAGTACGGCGCCAAGTCGAACTTCTACCGGAACAAGGTCGACAACGAGTACCCGACAGCCGCGCCGGACACGCTCATCCCGCTGGACTGGGTGGAGCTGGCGTTCGCCCGCAAGGCCACGGACCAGGGGCCGCTGATGCTCGGGGGGGACGTCGCCCGCTTCGGCGACGACTCCTCGGCCAAGGCCCGCATGCGGGGCAGGTCAGTGCAGATGGTCACATCATGGTCCAAGTACGACCTCATGCACACCGCGGGCGAGTTCGCCCAGGACCTGCGCGCCGAGACGGCGCCGGACCCGAAGAGCGGCGTGCGCCGCTCTGCCTTCGCCTTCCTGGACGTGGTGGGGATGGGCGGTGGGCCGGTGGACCGCCTGGTGGAGCAGCGCATCCCCAACGCGACCATCGTCGGCGTGGACTGCGGCGAGAAGGCCGAGGGCATGGCGCTGCGCGGGGACAAGTGGGTCCCGGCCCACGAGGTGTTCGTCAACAAGCGCTCTCAGATGTGGTGGAACCTCCGCGAGCGCCTGGACCCGTCGGCCACCGACCAGGCCAAGCTCATCAGCCTCCCCGTCGACCTGGAGCTCCAGGCGCAGCTGACATGCGTGCGCTACCGGCTGGCCAGCGACGGCCGCATCGAGGTGGAGCCCAAGCACTCTAGCGCCACGAACGGCGGGAAGAAGTGGGGCCTCAAGAACCGCCTCGGCTACAGCCCGGACAAGGGCGACGCCGTGGTGGTGGTGGTGTGGGGCGCGGACACCTGCGTGCGGGGCGAGGTCATGACCCAGGGCCACGAGGCCAAGCCGCAGACGATGGCCCAGGCCGTGTCCTCGGACTTCCCGGTCGCCACGGCCTGCGGGTCTGGCGACGACGGATACATGGACGGCACGGAGCGCGCATGAACCTCTGGAAGACAATCGGTGGTTGGGCCAGACTGGGCGAGCCGACGCCGGGCTCCATGGCGGCCGCGAACCAGCCTTCGCTGGACGACGCGCCGGTCAACCCCGCGCCGGACCTGGCCAAGGAGCAGCCGGCGCCGTTCATGGGCCAGGAGTTCGGCGTCTCCCAGGAAGTCTACAATACCCGATTCGAGCTCTACCAGTACACGCCCGACATCCTCCTGACCAAGAAGGGCTTCCGGGTCCTGGAGCAGATGTACACGGACGACCAGGTGTTCATGGCCCTGTCGGCCCTGAAAATCATGCGGCTGTCCGGCGGCTACGAAGTGGAGGCCGCCAGCGACGACCCGATGGATGAGCAGATAGCCGACGAGGTGGCGGCCAACCTCGAGGCGCTGGACGGCAGCCTCCAGGACGCGCTCTTCTCCTTGATGGGTTCGTTGGAGATGGGATGGTCCCTCCATGAGAAGGTCTGGGACTTCTGGCAGTCAGGCCCGTACAAGGGCCGCGTGCGGCTCAAGTCCCTGAAGAGCAAGAACCCCCAGTGGTTCAACCCGACGGTGGACGACTTCAACAACCTGACCGGCATCGCGATGATTTCCCCGCCCTGCTACGGGCGCAAGCTGCCGGCCGACAAGTTCGTCGTCTACTCCTTCCAGAAGCGCTACGAGAACATCTTCGGGACGTCCCGCATCCGCGCCCTCTACGACTGGTGGTACATCAAGGGGCTGGCCAAGCAGGCCCTAGCCGTTCTGGCGCGCAAGTATGGCCGCAAGACCCCGATGGGCGTCTACCCGCCCACGATGCAGGCCGACCAGAAGACTGCGTTCCTCAACGCCCTAGTCAAGATGGGCACGGAGGCCGCGATACTGATGCCGCAGGGCTGCACCGTGAACTTCGCCGACGCGCTCCAGCACGGGTCAGACGGCCTCCTGGCCATCATCGAGAAGGCGGACCAGAACATCGTGCGCGTCGCCCTGGGTCAGACTCAGAGTACCGGGACCAGCTCGGGCCAAGCGCACAAGGGCGGCGGACAGGCCGGCGGGGGGGTGGGAGGCGGCGGAGGGAAGGGCGGCGCCTCGCTGCAAGAGCGGACGATGGACCTGTACCTCGAGTACATCGCCAGGGACCAGGAGGAGAAGCCGCTGGCGCAGGTAGTCAAAGACATCGTCGACTACAACTACCCCGGCGTGTTGAAGTACCCGAAGTTCAAGTACAAGGACCTGACCGAGGAGGATCTGGCGAGCGGCATCGCGGCCTTCATCCAGGCCTCCGCCGCGGGCCTGGTCAAAGCCACGGCCGACGATGAGCAGCACATCCGCGAGGTGCTGAAGTTCCCCACGGCTCCGGGCAAGACCGCGCTGCGCAAGGCCAAGCGGTCTGCGCCTGCCGTCACGCCGAAGGAGCCCATCGACCCGCGCCTATTCCCGACCGCGGGATACCGGCCTCCGACGCCGACCGCGCCTGGGCTGCCTGCGAACTTCTCCGAATCTTCCTTTAATGGGCGCAAGCTTACCCGCTTCGAGTCCCATGTGGACTTCGCCGAGGCCCAGGAGGTTCAGGACGAAGGCGTGGCCATCGCGCCCAAGGCCGCCGCGCTCCTGCGCGCCTCCGTCGACCGCGTCCTGGCCGACGTGCAGCGCCGCAACCTGGCCGACCCGGCCAACGTCCACGAGGTCAACAAGCTCCAGATGCGGGGCAAGGGCGAGCTCAACGCCTGCCTGCGCGACGGGCTCTGGAAGGTGGCCGACCAGGCCGAGCGCCAGGCGCGCCGGGAGCTCCGCGGCCGCGGGCAGAAGCTGGCCGAGCGAGTGCTGGAGCCGAAGGAGGTCATGGCGCTTATCAAGGCCCAGGCCTTCGACATGGCCGGGAACATCTCCGACGAGGTGCTCAAGAAGATACAGCAGCAGATATTCGCCGGCGTCAAGGCCGGCAAGTCATACAAGGACATCGCGTACGCGGTGGAGAACGCAATCGCCGAGTACGTGTCGCCGGACCTCGTGGACGGGGCGCTCAGCGGATCGCGGTTGATGACTGCCATCCGCACTGCGGTGTCGTCCGCGTACAACGAGGCCAAGAAGGCATCATACGAGGACCCTGAGCTCGGCGGCTTCGTCCTGGCCTACCAGTACAGCTCGGTCCTGGACGGACGGACGACGGAGTGGTGCGCAGACGAGGGCGGCATGGACGGACGCATCTTCCGGGTGAACAATCCCATCTGGTCCTCGTGGACGCCGCCGGTCTGGTACAACTGCCGCTCGACGATAGTTCCCATCACCAAGGTGGACGCCTGGGACGGGGTGGAGAGCGAGCCGCCGACGAGCGAGCCGCCGGAGGGTTTCAAGTGATAAGCGAATTGGACCGGCAGGTACTGAAGGACATCGCCGCGAGCACGGCGATCAGCCATTGCGAGCAGCTCGCCGAGGCCTTCGACCAGGCCCGCAAGCCGGACCACGACACGCTCATCCGGGCCGTGGAGCAGGTCAACAAGCTCGGCATCATCCTGGACATGCTCATCGGGTGCTGCGTGGCGGCCAAGGTGGTGAAGGGCCGCGAGGTGTTCAACGAGCTGTGCGCCCAGCGCGCCAAGCTCATGCAGGAAGGGAGGAAGCAATGAGCCAGCCGAGTGCGGGGCAGGTACACGTGGACGGAGCCATGAAGAAGATGAGCCTGAAGGCCAAGCTGGCCGAGCTGAAGACGCCGGCCGAGAAGAACCGATTCACGGCCAAGTACCACGAGGGGCTGGGGTTCCGCGGCGCCTCGGGCAAGGGCGCCACCGTGGCCGAGGCCCTGGCGCACGCGGAGCAGGCGGCCAAGTGAACCCCAAGGTCAAGGCCGCCTTCGCCAAGGAGCGCGCGGAGCACCCGGACCTCCAGGATTCCGAGGTCTGGACCATCGTGCGCGACCACTTCAAGGCGACCGGGCAGAATGCCCTGGCCTCCCAGGCCGCCGGCCAGACCGGCTACAGCGAGCTTGCCGAAATCAAGGGCGCCGAGATATTCATGGCCGGCACCTGGCTCGGCGAGACGTACTCCGAGGAAGACGTGGCGGAGATAGCCGCCAACACGAACAAGCTCCTGGCCATGAAGAAGTTCGAGCCGCCGGCCAAGGTCAAGAAGCTCGGCAAGGGCAAGCTCGGGCACAGCGAGGCCCAGGAAGTGGCCGAGACCGCGGGGCTGCCGGCCGCGGGCTGGGTCAGCCGGGTCTACCTTAATGGGCGCAAGCTCCTGGCCGACTTCAAGGACGTGCCGGCGGAGATGGCCGAATGGATTCGCAAGGGCCTCTACCGCTACGTGAGCTCCGAGATATACGGGGACAAGCTCGCCGCCAAGTACTTCGGCGAGTACGGGATTTCGGGGAAGGTGCTTCGCGCCGTGGCCTTCCTCGGGGCAGACGTGCCGGTGGTAAAGGGCCTGGCGCCCCTGCCGCTGGCCCTGCACGAAGCAGCAACAGGAGGCTACAAGGTCGCGGTCTTCAGCCAACGCGATAAGCACATCATGGCACACGATGAACCGGACGAGGACGATAAGGGCGGGAAGGTCCCGCTGATGGTCCCGGCCAATCGCCACGCGCCCGGCGCGCTGGTGAAGATGGCGGGGAGCGACAAGACCCACCAGGTGCATGCGACTCACCCTGACGGGTCCTACGACGTGCATGAGCTGCACAACCCCGGGAAGGAGCAGAAGCAGGTGCCGCATGACAACCTGACCCTGCTCGCAGAGCAGGAGGCCAGGGAGGAACTCGCCAAGCTCGCGGAGCGGTTGACGCCCGCGCAGGACGAGAAGCCCGGCCAGCAAACCAAGGAGGAGCAAATGGCAGAGAACGAAGCAGTCAAGCTGGCCGAGAAGACCGCGGCCGACGCCGTCGCCAAGCTCGCAGAGTCCGACGCGAAGGTCAAGGCTTTGCAGACCGCGCAGCGCGACGGGCGCATCGCCGCGTTCTGCGAGACCAACAAGGAGTACATCATCCCCGCGCTCAAGCCGGCCTTCGAGGCCGTGGCCAAGGCGGAGGGCGGGATGGTGAAGCTGGCCGAGAAGGAACTCTCTTTCATGGACGCCTTCCTGGCGTTCGCCGAGGAGTTCATCAAGGCGAAGAAGGTCGTGACTGGGGAGACCGCGCCGGAGGGGCAGTCCGTGACCGATGCCGCCGCCGAGGTCAAGCTGGCCGAGGCCCAGTACAAGGACACGCAGTCCGCCAAGAGCGGGTGCGATGTGAAGGACGCCGCCCTGCTGGTCGAGGCGCGCGCCTACGCCGAAGGGCACAAGGTCCCGTTCCGGGCCGCGCTGCTCGCCGTCGCCAAGCTGCACAACATCGAAGAGGGGGGCAAGTAAGCCATGAGCCAGGGACAATCACTCGGAATCGGCGGCCTATCGTACAAGGCCACCGCGGACCTGTCGGGAACCGCAGCGGACGTCACCGGAGGCAACGCCATCGGGACGACCTATAAGAACGGCATCGGAATGGCGGTCATCGCCGACGCCAGCAACGCGAACCAGGTCGTCATCGCCGGCGCCAACGCCGTCATTCTGGGCGTGCTGATGAACAACCCCAAGGCCGGGGAAGCCGCCGCCATCCAGTCCGTCCGCGGCTCCTCCTGCAAAGTGGTCGTCGGGACCGTCACCAGCATCGTGCCGAACGCGAAGCTCATCACGGACAGCAACGGCGCGTTCGTCATCGCCGGCAGCACGGCCAAGAACGTCGTCGCCATCGCCATGGAGACGCCGACCGCAGCCGGAGACCTCATCGAAGCGGTCCTCTTGGACGGCTACGTCGCGTAAGGAGAAAAGAACATGATGCCCTCAGTCAACCAAGTCCATATCGATGCACCGCTGTCCGACGTCTCCATCAAGTTCCGCAATTCCAAGTTCGTCGCGGAGAGCCTATATCCCCAGAAGATGGTCAGCAAAATCAGCGACAAATACTGGGTCTACGGCAAGGAGAACTTCGACCTGGCTTCCGACCTCCGCGCCCCCGGCACCCGCGGCGTGGAAATCGACTGGTCCGTGTCGACCGACTCGTACCTGCTCGCCGAGCACGCGCAGACGCACAGCATCCCGGACCAGGTCCGCGACAACGCCGATGAGCCGCTGCAGATGAATATCGACACCACGGAGTTCCTGACCGAGAAAATCCAGCTCCGGCTGGAGTACGACGTGGCCGCCATCGCAACCGCGACCGCCTCGTACGACTCGACCCTGCGCGTGGACCTTTCCGGCGCCGGGCAGACCCAGTGGAGCGACGGCTCCTCCGACCCAGTGGCCGACGTCGAGTCCTGGAAGGCGGCGGTGCTGGAGGCGTGCGGCCTGGAGCCGAACGTCATGCTGCTGGGCCACAAGGTCAAGATGGCGCTCAAGACGCACCCGAAAATCATCGAGCGCGTGAAGTTCGGCGGCATGGGCCAGGGCGCCCTCGTCACCGACGCCATCCTGGCCGAGCTGTTCGAGGTCGGCGAAATCCTCGACGGCAAGGCGCTGTACAACACCGCGGTCGAAGGCGAGACCCGCGTGCTGAACTACGTCTGGGGGAACAACGTCATCCTCGCGGTGCGGCCTGCCAGCATGGGCGTGAAGGTGCTCAGCTCCGGCTGCATCTTCCGCATGAAGGGTTACCGCCTCACCGAGACGTGGAGGCAGCAGCCCGAGTCGGCCGACTACGTCCGGGTCCGGGACTACTACCAGCCGAAGGCCATCAGCACGCTGGCGGGCTTCCTGGCCCAGAACGCCATCAAGGCGAGCGCCTGAGCGCGGGAGAGAGGAGAGATACCATGAAGAAACTACTCATCGTGCTGGCGGCCCTCGCCGCCATGTCGTTTGGCTCCAAGGCCCAGGCGAGCATCGTCGTAGTCTCGTCTGGGTCCACGGCCGGCATCCAGATGGTGGCCAAGCCGTCGGCCGGCTATCTGTACCTCAAGGGCTGCGTGTACAGCTCGGTCAGTGGGAACTGCGTCATCATCGAGGACAGCAGCACGAAGAAGCTGCAACTGTGCGCGACGTCCTCGACCACCGTCTGGGGCGGCGGCCTGGCTGCGAACAGCCAGGGGGCTTCCCAGACCGGCGATGTGACCTCCGCGTTGGGGGAGTCCATCGTGTTCACCGGGCCGGTCATCGCCGTATCGAACGCGACGCAGACCGGGGACTCGCTGACCTGCTCCTTCGGGACCAGGCTCCAGTAGCGTAGGGGGAGACATGGCGTACTGCGCGGTCGCGGACGTGCTGAACAAGGCCATCATCAAGCCGGCTACGGACGCTGGATGGGATGTGACCTCAAACAGCCCGGACGTCGGTGAGTTCATCACCGAGGCTCAGTCGGTCATCGACGGGATACTGGGGAAGCTCGGGTACGCGCTGCCGTTCGCGGCCGTTCCCCCGGTAGTCAAGGAGATGGCCAAGGCCTACGCGCGGTACGCCCTGCTCCGCGACCTGTTCACCGGGGACGCGCCGTCACAGGCGGCGTCGTCCTCGGTGAAGGCGAACAAGGACAGGTTCGATGCACTGGTGCAGGGATTGCTGAGCGGGGAATCTTCCTTAGTGGACTCAGTCGGGGTCGTGCTCCCCCGCTCGGACGGCAACGTGCAGACGGCAGACTATCCGGACCCGAACCCGCTGGCGGACCAGTACCCGAACTTCCCCGCCGGCCCGTACCCGGACAAGTTCAACCCGCTCTCAGACCAGGAGGACGCACCATGAAGAAGATGATTTTCGCACTCGCAGTACTGCTGGGCCTGGCCGGCAAGGCGCAGGCGCAGATCCAGAACTTCGTGCAGATGAGCTCGGTGACGACCTGCTCAGTCAGCATCACTTCGTACACCGCGGTCCGTGTCGACAACTTCAACGGGGCGTGCGGAGGCGTCATGAAGAGCCGCAACGAGGTGGAGGTCTGCGTGCAGACCGGCGGCGCTGCGGTCAACTGCGGCTTCTCCTCGTCCGTGTCCACGCAGCCCGGCTCGGCATTCATCGGCAAGGAAGTCACAGCCGGACCGACCAACTGCATGAAGGAGTGGCTGCCCTCGTTCATCCAGTTCTGGTGCTTCGGACAGAGCATGTCCGCGGCGCAGAACGTCTACGTAAAGCAGGGCGCGCCGTCAAAGCAGTTCAACTGGGCGCACAACTTCTAGGAGGCACCATGCCGCAGGCGTTCTTCGAAGTCAGCTTGGACGGCTGGGAAGAGGTTCAGCAGAACCTCGCTCGGCTGTCCGACGACCTCGGCGCGCCGCGGGTTCCCGCTATGCAGTGCGCGCTGTTCATGGAGGGCCAGGTTACGAAGGCGTTCGACGAGGGCGGACTGGTGGAGCCGTGGGAGCCGCTGAGCATGTTCAGCCGGTTCGTACGCAAGCACCGCAAGGGCGCGGCAGACTCCGACCCCAAGGTCATGAACGACACCGGCCGACTGAAGAACTCCATGCAGGCTTTCATCGACGAAGGCGGCGCGGTGGCCGGCGTCGGCACGAACGTGGAGTACGCCAAGGCCATGCAGGACGGCGGGCCGGGGCAGGGCGGGGACGTGGACATCGCGGCGTTCTCGCGCAAGACCCCCAGCGGCAAGGCCAGTCGCGTCCGCGGCTTCACCATGCACATCCAGGCCGGCCACTACGTGCCGGCGCGGCCGTTCCTGCCGCGGGACGCCAACGACATCGACCGGCTCGGCTGGGTGGACAAGTTCGCCGAAATCTTCTCCTCATGGATATCGGGGGGTAGGGCGTGAGCAACAGCTACGAAGTCGACATCTGGAACGCGGTTAAGGCAAAGCTGGTCGCCGCCCAGGTGGCAGGACAACCCCTGGCCTACGTCGCGGCGACGAGCCTGTTCGAGGGCCTGCGCCCCATCCCGGTAAACTGCGCGCCGGCCATCGTCATGGAGCCCGGCCAGACCGTGGACCAGTTCTTCCTTGAGCCGAACGGGCTGAAGGCGCTGCACCGGATGATGGTGTTCTGCATCGTGAACCATGCCGTGGTCTCGAAGGGCATACTCGGCGACTCCACCCAGAACTTCGTCGGCATACTGGACCTGGCGTCGGCCGTAAAGAACGTGCTGCAGGCGGACCAGAAGCTCGGGGGAGCTTCGGGCGGCCGCATAACGAAGGTGCGGTTCCCCCTGACCCAGTACGTGCCTCCGAGCGCGGACTACCCCATGCGAGAGGCGCACATCACCGTGGAGGTCGAGGTCCAGCTGACCACGACCACGCGATAACAGGAGAATGATACCATGAGCGTCGCCACCAGCATTGAGATTCGGCAGTTCGCCCTCGCCAAGGAGTCCGTGCGAGGCACCGTCCCCGCCGCGCCCGCGTACTTCTACGGCTTCGACAAGTCGGACGAGATAGCGTACACGCGCAGCCTGCTCGAGGACCCTGCCAAGCGTGGCGTAAACGCCATCTACCCACCGACCCCGGGCTCCGAGCAGGGGACGGGCAAGCTCAAGATTCCCGCCCGGGCCAGCTCCATAGGGGAGTTCCTGCAGATGCTCATCGGCAACCCAGTCAGCACCGAGGTGGTCAGCTTCACCGTGGTCCTGAACACGAACGATACTATGGACTTCATGTACAACGTGAACACCGTAGGCTCCTGCGTCGTGACCCCCGGCACCTACCTGCCCGGCACCACGCACGCCGACGCCGGCAGTCTTTGCGCGCTCCTCTACGCCGCGATGCACGCGGTGGACACGGCCATCACGGAGGTCGCCTACAGCCACACGACCGGGCTGTTCACCATCACGCGCAGCGGCACCGTCCTCTCGCTTCTGTTCGGCACCGGCACGAACAAGGCCAAGTCCATATGCGCGCTCATCGGCTTCGCAGCCGCGGACCAGACCGGCCTGGCGGCCTACACCGGCACCATCGCGGTCATGTCGCCGACCTCGCACGTGTTCACACCCGGTACCGGAATCCAGCTCCCGAGCTACGGGTTCTACATCAACCGCGGGATGTCGAAGAAGCAGTACGGCCTGGGCGTCACGTCCAAGGTCGTGTTCAGCGGCGACAACCAGGGGCACATCATGATGGAGGCCGACCTTCTGGCCCAGAGCGAGGCGGCCTACTCCGGAGCCTGGACCCCGTCCTACTCCGAGAGCCCCATCCTGGAGTTCTACGACTCCACCGTGAAGGTCGCCGGCTCCGCGCCGGCTACGCCGAACGTGAAGTCCTGGACCGTCACCATCGAGAACGGCATGAAGCCGTTCAAGCCACTGAGCCAGCAGGCGTACCCGCAGGACTTTCTGGCGGCCGGACCCATGAAGGCAAGCGGTAGCATGGTCATCTACTTCATGGACGAGACAGAGCGGGCCAAATTCATCGCCGGCTCTACCACGTCCCTCGAGATGGTGGTGGCCAGCTCGCAAATGGTGAACGGCACCAAGCCCTGGTCCCTGGACTTGATGCTGGACGACTGCCGGTATAAGGCATTCCCGTTCGGCGACGAGGACGGCTACCTGGCGGCGAAGGTCAGCTTCGAGGCATACTACAATGCCGGGACGAGCCGCCTATTCCTGGCCACGCTGCAGAACGCCAGGTCCGCGTACTAGGGGAGGCGTGGCCATGGCCTTGCCGCACGGTCTGACCGAACAGCAGGTCCGCGACGCCTGCGCCTGGGGCTTCTGGAAAAGGCTCCGGGCCAGGCGCCGGGCCGTCGCCGGAGATGCGCAGGCTGCTATACTCCTAATGGCCCACGCCACCGCGAAGAGCCTGCGCCGCGCGCTTGGCGCCGGGCCTTCAGCGGCCATAGACGACACCGTCCGGCTCCTGGCGCGGTGCAGCATCCGCGTGGAGGTGGCACGTGGCTGACATAGGCGAGCTCAACCTCAAGATACGGGTCAACCCCGACACCGGGCAGCTACAGATTTTCAACGACGAGGTGGCCCAGCTCCAGGGCCAGGTGAAGGACCTGACCCAGGAGTCGGAGGGCCTGAACAAGTCATTTACTCGGCCGCTAGAGAATGTGGGCGTCCACATCTTCGGGCACGAGCTCCTCGGGGCGATGGGGATTTCCCAAGCCACGCGCCCAATCCTGACCCTGCTCAGCGTTGGTATACGTGAGGTCGGGGAGAGCTTTGGGGTTGCCGCCACCGCCGCGATGCCATACGTCTTCGGGCTATCAGCCCTGGCAGCCGTCATCTATAAGGTCGTGGAGTCGCAGAAGGCCCAAACGGCAGCCACCGCCGCAGCTATAGAGGCAAACGCCCAGTCGATATCGAGCCATATGGCCCTGCTCGACCAGATAGGAGCTTACAAGCTCGCGGTCGGGACTCTGACCCCGGAGCTTGAGAAGCTGAGGAAGGAGACCGAGGAGCTTACCGCCGCAGAGCTCAAAAACAACGTGCAGAAGGCCGGCCTGGCCCTGAAGACCGTGCAGGACTCCATTAAGGCGAACGAGGAAGCAGCTAAATCCGTATCGGAACTCAAGAAGCAGAATGAGGACTTGATAAAGTCCGAGAACAACGACCTCGCACTAAAGGCAGCCTATGCCGAGACGGTCTTCAACCTTACCGAGAAGCTGAAGAAGCTCGGAGAGGAGCACATTGCGCTCAAGAAGGCCCTGACGGACGCTGAGGGCGCCTCGATAGCGGCGAAGAACGGGTACGGCTCCCTGGCGCAGATGCTGTCTGAGACGACTTCGTCAATGACCAAGCAGACGGAGACCGTCCGGATATTGGCGGATGCCGAGGAGGAGCTTAAAGCCAAGACCAAGGACTTATTTGTCGAGACAAGCTCATCGACCAGCGAGATGATGCGGAAGGTGGTGGCCGAGGAAGAGACGGGTCTCACTAAGACGAAGGAGCTAAACGCACAGCTCGTCGAGGACACCAGGAGTGAGTACCAGAAGAAGGCTGCGGTCATAGATGATTTCCTCCTTAAAGAACGAGAGTCAACTAAAAGGCACTATGACCAGCTGGAGCAAGATGTCAAGAAGGCCGGATTGAATATCACGGCATTCGAGCAGCAGCGCGCGGCGCAGAATGCGGCGATAGATGACTTAGTGGCCCAGAAGAGGAAGCAGAATCTTGATGTATGGAGCGCGGAGGCCAAGAAGGCTAGCGATTCCGTTGCGTCTGGATTCGCTAGTGCGTGCGCCAGTTCCATCGTTGAGGGGAAGAATTTAGAGGATGAGCTCAAAAATGCCTTTAAGAGCATTGCGGAGCAAGTCATCGCCGACTTAATTCGCATAGAGATACAAGCGGCAATCACGGCCAATGCGGTCAGGGCAGTGAAGACCGCGGCGATATTGGCATAAAATGGAACGCGGGTGGATGGACGAGACGGTCGAAAAGCTGAAAGCGATTTCAGCTGCGGCCTCATCGGCGTCATTGTCAGCCAACGCTACTCAGAACGCAACGCAAGGCCAAAGCATCCTAGACCCGCAGGCGGTCGGGAAGGCTCTGGCCGAACTGCTTAAGAATGACAATACTTTGAGTCAATCTATAGCGGTGAGAATTGCGAACCTATCGGCGAAGTATCCTCAGAGGGCATACTGATGCTATCGATAGCGGCCGATGCGCCAATCGCCTTCCTTTCTGGCCCGCACATCACCTCCGACTCGTATATCGCCGGAGCCTTGACTTCAGGGGACGCCCTGCTCGGCCCACTGGTTTACAGAACGTATCAGCTTGACCCATCGCAGCTCATGGCATCGTCCGGCGTCCCCAGCATAGGCTCGCCGGTGGTGATAACGTCAGGGATATATGTCGGCTCGGCCTTGACGATGCGGGCAGCGGACACATTCTTCCTGCTCAACACGAATGCGCAGAACTTTAAGATTGAGACTTGCCCGGACTTCGGCACCGGGAACACCTGGGCCGTAGCCGTGAACTACACCAGCACCCCCCTGGCCGCGGCGGACCTAGTCACTCCCATCGCCTCCCCCGTCGCCTACAACGGAATCAGGCTCACCGTCACATCAACCCAGGACGGCGATGCGCTGTTCCTGGCGGTATTCAATTCAGCCCTGTTGCTCTACCAAGCGTCCCGCGGATTCCAAAAATTCACTCCGACTATGATGCAGACATCGCGCGAGGTGGTCCTAGCCGACAAGACGACCGACACCGCCTACATCTACTGGAGCGACGGCTCATTCACGCTTCAGGACATGGATTTTTCATTCGACCTCATGAGCGCGGCGGACAAGGCCGGAATAGAGGCGGTCATCAACGCGCCGGACCCGTTCCTGGTCCTGGTGGAGCCGGGCTACCTGCCGCGCGAGCTCTACCTATGCAAGGTCAAGCCGGGCAGCTACCGGCCGGAGTACTCGATGCAGTTCAAGGGCGCTGGATACAAGTTTCCTCTCGGACTCAAGCATATGGGGTGGCTATGAAGTCTGTGACCCAAGGCTTCCTTGACCTCTGGGGGAAGAAAGGAGGTAAGCCAGAAGTCATCGCCGTTTATTATAAGCGCCGTTATTGGAACGGGGCGGCATACGCCTACGAGACGAACTGGAAGCAAATCACATCGCATAAGATGGTAAACATCGGTCAAATAACTTGGAAGCTCGACACGCCATTGCTAAACAATATCAAGGCTTCCAATCTAACAGTCTACCTCCGCAATACAGACTGGGAATGGGTCGAGCAGAACCAGATGACCGGAGTGTTCGCTCCCGACTCGGTGGCGACGCGAGGCTATGACCCATTCCTGACCCTGTTCCAAATTCAATTCGGCTACACTCTCGCGAATGGGACCAACTCGCTGATAACCATCTTCACCGGAGTCGCGATAGATTACATCCACGATACCCAGCAAGGATTCACCGAGGTCTTAGTTTCGGGGAACGAATACCTCCTGCAAGCGGCTACTCCGCGCTCCGTGTCCGACACGTTCGGAAATCCAACGCCCGAGTCATGCTCCCCGGCGACAGGCGACGGCAGCAACAAGACATTCAACACAGTATCGGTCGGGGTCGCCTATATCCCTCCGGTGACTGGTGTTCTAGTCAACGGGGTCGCTAAGGAACAAGGAATCGACTACACCTTGTCGAATCTTGATGTCTACCAAGGCACAGCGACTATCGTTTTCTTCAACGCCCCGGAAGCAGGTAAAACAGTCAAGGTGCAGAATGGGCTTAAATGGAAGGCGTCCCAGAAGATAGAAGTCCTCATCGGATATCTTTGCGATGCTTCTGGAATCACCGCCGGCAATAGGACAATCAATCCTGCGATATTTCCCGGAGGCGCGCTCGCCAGGCAAATATATCAAGCGACCGCGGATTGGCAGACAGGCGTCGCGAATCTCAACATTCAGATAGACCCAGCCGTCACGACCGCGAATACCCTCGCCATGTTTTTTGGCGACGTCACGCCTTTCACGGACAGTTCCCTCAATGGATGGGGATTTACTGGAGGTGGCTTCGGTCATTTCTCTCCCAATCCAAACGGTTCTGGATACGGTGAATACTATAATTATTCGGGCGGTGGAGGAGAAAACAACACACTAACTAAAACAGCCGTCACGGCCTATGGTTCATGGTCGTTTGATTGGCTTTGCAACGTGTATAGCGCGGGAGCGACTCAACTTACTCCATACATCTTCGACTTCGGTGGAAGATACCAGCTTTACAATCTAAATGCTTCCGGATTCGCAGGTACTTATCAATTGCGTCGGGACAATAGCTCTATTATTGGTTCATTCGCTGGCGGGCCATCGGATTCGGCATGGCACACATTTCTGGTGACTCGTGATTATACAAACGTCTTTTCTGTCTATGTTGATGGCGTATTAAAATTACAGGTCACTGACGGGACGTATTCAACATTCAGCACAATGACAATCACTTTTACTGCGAACGCGGTCGGCGGACCGGCATACCTTCCAGCAGCAATGAGGAACATAGTTATCAATGGGTCAACGTCCGCCAACTGGTACAGCGGAGTCTTGGACCTAGTCGGACCATTGTCTTATGGGACGATATCTACAATTTCATCAATCCCAGCGAACACGAGCATTGATATCTACACGCAATCCTCGACTAGCAACTCGCCATTTAACGACCCAGATGGATGGAAGGCCCTCGGAGGCGGCGGCCAAGTCCAATCGGCCGTCCGAGAATACTTCAAAATAAAAGTCGTTATGTCCCGGTCGGGCTCCTATACCATCACGCCTTCAATGACAAAGCTCGTCTTTGGATTCACGACTGCTCAGGTCTTGCTCGCCTTGGCGGATTTTTCGTCCTACGCGACGTGCTTCGATGCCGTGCAGAGCCTCGCTCAGCTATGCGACTACGAATGGGGGTTCGACGCTTCTGGGAAGTTCTTCTTCCGAGCGAAGGCGACGGGCTCAAGCCCAGTCGTGACGATGCGACCGGATAATATCATCTCTAACATAACAGGATTCAGGCCAGGGTACGATGCCGTAATAAACGACGGTCAGGTCACATACAATGAATACTTCTCAGAATACAATAGCGCATCACTGCCCGAGGCGTCCCCAACAAGCCAACAAAGATTTCTAACCCTGACGCGCGCGGAGGATTGGTCACAGCTGCTCCTGGCATACGATATTGACATAGCGACGGGTCGCGCGCAAGTGCTCCATGACAACTACTACAATCCGCGTCGGCGATGCAAGGTGCGGGGGAAAATCGTGCCGCACCTTGACCTCTCGGACGTCGTGAACGTGAGCTACTGGGACAACCGCCTGAATGCGAATCCCGCTATATGGGGCGACCCGATGCAGAAGTGGGGCTCGGCGCCGTATGGGAAGGGGAGCAACACTCTGGTTGACTCCATGTCGGCAAAAGTCGTCGGAATAGTCTTTGACCCCGTAGCCGGCACAGGGGAATACGACGTCGTGGAGGTCATATGATTCGGACGCTTATCATCGCTTTGCTAATGGGTATTGCTCCTGCGGTTCACTCGTACTGCGTCACGCAGCCGTCCGGACTGGGGTTAGGCGTCCCGACCTACGGAGACAGCGGCCCGGCGTGGACGTCGTGCGTGACGCAGGACCTCATCACACTCAACGCAGGCGTCCCCAGCACGGCCAGCCTGGCCGGATACGTAAGCACTGGCACGTTCGCCGCAAGCACCGGGACCCTCACTAACGTCAAGGCCAGTACCGGGACCTGTTCGTCTGGCTACGCCGCCCAGGTCCTGGGCTCCGGGTCCGTGTCGTGCGTCTCGATAATATCAGAGGTCAGCACCAACACCATCACCGGAGTCCTGCCGCTGGCGAAGGGCGGGCTCGCCAACACCATCGGGCAGGCCCAGAGCGTGGTGTCCGGGGGCGTGGATTTCTCCACCCTAACAGCCTACGCCCAGGCCGTGAGTTCGGCGGCGTCAGCGGCAATGAGTTATGGTCAGGCCACAAGTTCCGGGGCTTATGCCGCCATCAGCGCGACGGGGACCCTAGCGGCCCAGGCTTTGTCTTATGGGCAAGCTACATCCTCCGGGGTCTATGCGGCTGTCTCAGC